CGGTATGATTATACTCCCACATTTAACTCACCTCCTATATTATTCCACATTGTTTATTAGCCCATTTTTCACCTTTTCTTGCGTACTTATTACAATATTTAGATGCTTTCTTTAACATAGCTTTATTAACTACTTTTTCGGATTCAATAGATAAAGATGCCTCTCCATCTAATAATATTATTGGGGATTTAACTGCGCCGTAATTTGTTACTGTATCATAATCATCGCGAAGCATATTATACCCTTTGTTTTTTAACTCCTGATAAAATAATTTCTTTGCTGTTGGCATATTTTTATCATCTACAAATAAATAGTTAGCATTAAGATAATATAAATCCAAATTCAAACCATCATCCTTCTTATTGCTAACATTTCCTTTGATTATTTCATCCATATGTTTTTTAAATTTTTTATCATCGTTTACAGGTAAATAATCAGCATTTTTTGATACAGCATCTTTATACTCTTTTAATGCAGTTGGATTATTTTTCAGAACTTTAAAAAAGGTACTTGCTGCTTCATCTGTCGATGGAGATTTTAAAGTAGTTTTTGCTGTCATGTTTAATACTTTTGATGTTCCAGCTTTACTTAGAGTATTCATATACATATTATTATCGTGTTTTCCGATAGACGCATAAGTTTGACCTTTAATATTTTGTTTAGCTGTTTGTTTGTCAAATACTATTCTTTGTAATTTAGCACCTTTTTTAATTTCTATACGGCCATCACCATAATCTTTATATCGATCTTCTCCATATCGTTTTCTACCTTTAGCGTTTCTAGTTCCATCTTCATTTTGCCATCTTCTAATTCCCCATTTCATACCTTTTATACCATGATGATATAATTCCACAACTCATCTCACCTCCTATTCAAATGCATCTTTGTTTAATTTATAAGCAACATATGCATCCATCATAGCGGCAACTGCATCTATCTTTTGTTCATATCTTTTCTTTAATAATTTTCGGTTACCATTTGTGTCTTCAAGAGTTATACAGTTACCCATAGCGAATGTCATAAGTTCTTCATCAAATAGTAGCATTCTATCCTCTGCTAATTTCTTTAATTCTCCTAATGGAACTGATTCAGTCTTAGCACCTTGTATAACTTTTTCTATACCAAATGGACCGTTCTCAGATTCCCATCTTTCAACAAATGCTTTTGCATTATAAGGGTCAAATCCAAAACATCTAACATCATAATCTCTTTCGATTATATGAGCATCAAGGTCTTCATAAACTTCAGTCATATCTAGAACAGTTCCTTCCAATACAATAAGACTTCCTTCTTGTAAGAATTCATCATATTTTAATCTCATAGCTCCTGGTAATTTATGAAGTGTTTTAGATGTTATATAGTTTCTAGTCTTAATTCCAAAAGCACCATCTCTTAAAGGGAACATAAACGTAAATGCACAGAAGTCATCACCTTGCGATAAGTCGGCTCCCAATGCACACGGCATTTGCCAGAAATCTCTTTTTCTATGTGGAAGAGTTTCGTCATAAGTGAAGAAATATGTATAACCTTCCATTGGAATACCAAAACGTTTTGCTAATATATCATTTCTTGTAGCTGGAGCTTTTTCAGCTCTTTCAACATCTAATTGATAAGTCTCATATGTGACGGTTTTTCCTAAATTTGGATTTGCTTTTAACCAAGTTCTAGGATTATTAATTTCTTCTATATCATCAAGTCGATAATACCAAATCGAAACATGTGGGTTAACGTATTCGCCTTTAAGAATTTCCATTAGTTCCATTTTGATTGTATCACCACTACCATTTCTTACGGTTCCTTCTGAACTTGTCGCTACTATTAAATAATCATCTAGTTTAGATGCCCCTTGTTCAACTGCACCTATGACATCTTCTCTTATATCCCCAGAAAGCCATTCGTCTATTGTCGCCACTTTACATCTCAAACCTTGAAGTTTATTAACACTCATCGGTCTTATCTCTAATAGTGACCCTGTTAAAAAATTTTCTATACCTTTTTTAGTGGACGCTAATTTCATTCTATTAGCTTTAGAGCCAGTTGTATTTTGTATAGAACCTTCAGTTAAAAACTGAAATAAAGGACCTCTAGATCTTGTTATAGCGGTTCTTATTGGTGATAGTATTTCTTCGGCTTGTTTCATAGTAGGAGCTGTTGTTATTTGATGAGTAGTTGTAGTGTCTACGTTTAGAAAATAATTCTGTATACATGAGCTGTACATAGATTTGGCTGCACCTCTGGCTACAATGAGATATTGTTTATTAACTAATCTTTTTTTAACTGATTTGGTTACATATCTACCATCATGACCATCAGGGGAAGGTTCATATACACTTCTTTCTACAAAGTAATACCAACCAAATATTTGTTCGGCCCAAAGTTTAAACGAGTCTAGTAAATGTAAATCCGCTCCATCGGTTAATGTAAGTTCTTTTTCGCAATAATCTATGAAACCGTTTATAGCTTGATCATCATAGTAGATTCCAGGATTAGCTATCAGTTCATCTATACGGTTCATTTCCATGGAAATCTCTTTACATACTGGAATCTCTCCTCTTATAACGGCATCTCTAAACTTACCATAATAGATAGGAGTGGCTGTGTTCGATAATGCCATTTTGAGTTCTCCTTTCTGCTATCCTTTTAACTTTTGTATGGCCAAGGCTATAGATAATGCTGAACTTGTAATACTTATAGCAGTTCCAACATTGTTTAATATGGAATTAACATTTGAGCGCCCAGCATTAATTTGCTCAGCTGACATTTTCACATACTGTTGTTCCATATTTAGTCGGTTGACCCTCTCTCTTAGTTCTTGGTCAGTCATAATTTTAGCTTCAGACAATTTTTGTTTTTGCGCTTTCTTTTGACCTTTTTTGGAAGTAGCATTATTAATATTTCTTGTTTCATTAACTATTGTACCAGCGGCATCTACTTTCTTTTTTGTTTTATTTAAATCGATTTTCCCTGTAGGATGCCCTAATTGGGCAGCAGTTCTTCTAACTCCCCATTTCATGCCTTTTATGCCATGATGATAAAGTTCATTATTATAATTCCACATTTAACTCACCTCCTAACGTTGAATTGATGACAAATCTTTTTTCTTTTTCTTTACTTCTTTAGTCATAGTATAATCAGCATAGTATTTCAAATCGTCTTTTGTTAACTTAACAGAACCAGTTTGATTAATTTTATCCATATTCAGTATTATCAATGGGTCTTGAGCAGTGCCCTTTCTGTCATTAATATCACTTAAGGCATCAAAACCTTGCTTTACTAAATTAGCATAAAAATTATTACTGGATGTTTCTGCTTTCTTAGATAATACAGCATTAGATACAAATTCCTCAGCTAATTTTCTAGCTTTTTTTTACTTTCAGGATCATTAAGTTTAGAAATTTTCTTCTTGTATGATTTCGATGTTTTCTCCATAAATATAACATTATCATTATAGGCTTTTGCCATATCCTTGGCCACTTGTTCGGGATTTTCTTTTGCTATTTTCATAAATGTATTAACTACATCCTTATCGCTAACCACTGATATGTCTTTTTTAACCATAAATGTATTCTTATATCCTCTTCCGTCATACATAAAATTACCCATCATGTCAGCATACATGTTTTTATCATAGTCGGTATAGGCTGTATATAGACGATTTTTCTTACCGCTTTGATATTGTCCTCTAGTTATTGTTTGAAATTCAGTACCTGACTTTATAGTTCTACGCTTAGAATTTATTTCATCTTTTTGCTTTCTAACACTTTTCTTTTTATTAGAAAGATTGTCATCATGTTCGCGGTCGCCGTATTTTTTCTTACCTGCAGGAGTTAAACGTCCATCTTTATCTTCATATCTTCTAATTCCCCATTTCATACCTTTAACACCGAAATGCTTAAGCTCATCATTCATACTCTCACCTCCTTTCGAATTATTCTTCAGCAGAAGGTGGTGTATCTTCTATTTTAGGATCTCCTTCCAAAAATATACGCCATTCTATTTCGGATAGTGTTCTATTAATACTTTCAATCAAAGCACTGCTAGTTGGTGGGTCGAAAAGTAATCTTACTTTTAGATAAATATAAGTTTTAACCATGTTAAGATTATTCTCATTTGTATAGTCATTCCAACTTGAGTTTTCATCTGCTATCATAAAACCTGATTTTGGTCCAACACCTAATTGGTTCAGTATAGCAAAAGCAGTGTTTATATGAATGATTATATCATCATCAAAGTTTGTATACTCAGGCATTATACCTAATAGCTTCTTTATCGAAAGCAATATACTTTCCATCATTTACATTACCTCCTCCATGGGCAAGTATCGTTTTTAGACCTTTCTATAAATTCTCCAAACAGTATATCTTCATCGCCATAGTGTATTGCATCGTGAGTTCTTTTAGTGGTGCAAATCATGTAGTCTGGATTTAGCAAAAACTCGGTTTGATTAATCACGTCATACTTTGTCAATGGATTCATATGATGAATTATGATTCTATTATCAATCTCTCTATCCTCTATTCCTAAATCACAAGCGTTGTCTCGTAGAATTACATAATCTCTTATTCTTTTCCACTCTACTGACCTATAAAATTTCTGATTTAAATATCTATCAAAGCCAAATGTCTCTTCTCCAACTTTACCGCCTAATTTTAGATAGCGGTATCGCTCTTTAAATGTTTTAAGCTTGATTAGTTCCTGATAAGTTCTAATAGTCATCATCTTCATCACCGTCCATACTAGTCATTTGCCCACTATAGTTCTGCATTGCTTTAAGAGCATTAGAATATAGCTCTTCGATTCTCTTAGCTGATTGTAAGTTCTCAGTTTTAGCAACTATAAGTTCTTTCTGTTTCTCAAGTATCTCCCTTTCTATCTTTTCTTTAGTTGTAGCTAGTTTTAGATAGTGAGTTATCACTTGAGAAGATGCAGTTCCCTCTATAAGTTGCTTCTCAGCTAAATCTACAGCTAAAGCTATCATCTGATTCTCTCTTGCTTCTGGAGTTGTAGCAGGTCTAATTTTTTTCTCAGTGCTTTCTTTATTAGTTTTAATTCGTTTTGTCATTGTTTCGCCTCCTTTTCCACAAGATTAAATATAGTTTGTATGTGGTATTTTAGCAGACTTACAGACTTTTTAGCGCCGAAAGGAGAGGAAAAAACGCTAGCATTAGTTAATGCACCTGTAAGCCCCCTAAAATATCACATACAAACTTAAAGTGTTTTTCAAAAATATACCTGCGGAGAATTTTTTAGG